TTGCAAGATAGAGGCCATTGCAATTTTCTGATTCTCCAACTCACCACCAATATCAACCACTGCACGTAAGAAATTTTGTGCCGCATAAATGGAGTATAGCCCCAAAAATTCATTTCTTAATTGTCCGACAATACTCAACTGGCTGTTCATTGCTCCATTCATATTGAGAGTGGCTGTCATGTGCCGCCTTGCTGCATTGGCTGATCTCTCACGGGCATTAGCCAAATCCAGTTCCGCTTTGGCGGCACGGGCGGCTCTTTGTCGCGCAAGCTCACGTGCAGCTGCGGCAGAAGCCTCCGCTTTGGTTTGAATGGCTGCGGCTTTGGCGGCGCGTAAATCACTTGCTGTAAAGTTTGTATTCAACCCGGCGGCTTGCAAGGCGGCACGGACAGCTTGTGTGGTACTGGCCTTATCCACTACCACATTGATCTTAAACTTCTCACTTTGAAGCAAAGTCTTCATATCGCCAACCAACTTCTTCTTGTCAAAACCCACATCAAGTTTTGCCTGCAAGTCTTTGGTGATTTCCGCTTTCAATTTTTTACGTTGTTCCGCTGTCTTATCACGGAACAGTATATCAAAATATAAATTACCGAGATCAGCCATATATTATTGTGTTTGTGTTACTTATAATCATTAATGTTAATTGCTGTTTCTCCATTGCCATACTTATCTTTCCAGCGTTTGGCAGCATCCTCTATTTCGCTTACGGAAGGGGATTTGAAGTTCTTCGTATCGTGCTTCTTTTCCTTGTTGTCCTTGTCACAATCTGTAACCACAATAGACACATCCATTGCCAATAGTTCAATTTGTGCATTTGTAAGTACCCAATAAATACCAAACAAGGGCTTGCTTATTGGAATCCCAAATACTCTCAAAGGCTCTGTCAGCCACGGATAGGACTTGCCTATTTCCCACGTTTGTCCGTAGCTGGTTCGTGAAGGATATGCTCTGCTTCCTCTTTTGTCATTGTCATCATCGTGTCCTTCATCGCGGTCAGATATATGGTAGCAGTCAAGTAGTCTTCCACTGGAATTTTTTTTTTGCCGACGGCTATAACCTTCATCAGCTCATGATCTCCATATTGTTTGATATAAAAGAACCATCGCCACAAGAAAGGATAGAAGAACTTGATCTTCCAATATCCGTTCAAAATGATAGCGGCTGCACATTGGCAACTGATCTTATCATCATTTCCCGATTTCTGCATGGTACTGGTGAATTTGCGTATAGTCCCTCTTTTCAGCCATGAAATACCATATTTCTTTCCTCGGACTTCCACATAGTCCACACTGTCTTCCAACACATCATTCAATAGCCTTTCATCCTCCGGTGTAGGAAGTGTTATGTCATTCTTCTTTGTCATATTTTATCGTGTTTTATACGAAAAAAGGTGGTGGCCGGTATCAAGTAGCTCACCACCTTTTCGCTGATATGAATTTTGCAAAGTGTTATATCCTAAGTTTTTTATTCGGACACTTTTTTACGTAAAATGTAAATAGAGGCACCCTTAGCATCATTCAACGGAGAAACAGATACATTAAAGTACCCCGGCTTATCCTGCTCGCTGACGAAGTTGCTATACCCCTCAACATTCGGTAAGAACAAGGCTGTTTGACGGTCTTCACTACGCATGAAGAGTCCTCCGATTACTTTCTTCGGTTCGATATTGTAACCTTCACCTTCATAAGTCTCACCATCAATGGTAGCAGTCATAGTCACCGTTTCCGCTTTCTTGTTCAGTAACAAGTCATTGATCTTTCCTGCCACGGAAGGTACTTGAAACTGAATATCGGAATCTCCAGCATTAGCAATAGAAGTCCAAGTTGCTCCGGTTGTCAACTTGATCTTGGAAACATCGGCAGCTCCGGTATCAAATGTAACTCCGTCAGAGAGTACCGGCAGCTCCATATCAAAAGCCGCTAAAGTTGCGAGGTCACTATTGACTTTGGACACATAATAAACCTCCTTCATCTGATTAAAGAGCACCTTTAACTCTTCCAGTTTGGTAGTAATAGAAATCTCTGCCATAATCGTATCTTTTTAAGTTTGTGTCATTTGTTTATTATTAGCTTCGCTTGTATTATTAAGGAATGAAAACCGAGTCCGTCATTTCCTCCGGGAAGCAATCGTGGACTTACAGCTGAAAACAATTCCGTCACTATTGGAAATTTTGAAACCACTTCCATTTGCATTTCATCCAAACGGACTGTATTCTCAATACCGTTTGAGCGATCATGCGCAAAAACGTTTATCTGACAGTAAGTGTCTTGGTAGGTACTTCCTTTATCTTGGATAGTTTGTGGCAACCGGATAACAACAAAGTCCTTCATCGCCTTTTGTTCAGCAGCCGGACGATCTGTTATGAAAACCTTTTCACCAATGCCGGTTACTGCATCAGCGATTTGTTTTAATATATCCATACGTCTATAAACTGTCCGTCCCATCATTTCATTGGTTTAAAGTTCTTGAATAATGTATTTTGTGCCCTTTGAAATGTTCCGGTCAGAACATCTGCATTCAACACATTCTCCAAATAGGTTGAATATTCAGTACCCGTGCACATTACTATCTCAAATCCTTTACGTGATTCCGACTTATATCTTTTCAAGAAATCAAAGGAGAATGCTTCGCCATAACCTTTATCAGTTTCTATTGTTCCAGTAAAACGTCTGTTCTGATTATCATAACTGACACCTACAAATGTTTCACCTTTAGTCAGCTTTACTCTCACCGGTTGTTTCATTGAATCTCCACTACAAACGAAATAGGAAAATCTACCGTCCATGAATAATCCGCACGCATAACTGGTTATTGTATTACCCGTAAGATTCCGAAAGCCTGACTTGTTATCAAGTGCATCTTGGATAAGTTCTTCACAGCATTTAGTCAAGACATCAAAGATATATCCTGAAACAAGCTCCTTTGCCTTCCTTATTCCTTCATCAAACAATACTTCATTGCTCCGGTTATCCATGCGTTAATTTTTTGCAAGATTGAAATACACAGTTGTTCCCAAATTTCCGGCATAGCTATCAGTAACCATACATTGAGTGAAAGTGCCTTGTCTGTCCGTGACATCTATCAGATCACCGGCCAATATTCCTTCAACAATTCCGGGAAGGCTCAACAGATAATCGCTCTTTATCACATTATCGGTTTTGAATGTCCGCAAATTTGTACTACCTTCCTTTCGGCATATACCTTCATACAAGATCACCTTCTCACCATCACTGAAAGAATCCTCACCTATAATTCGGTAAACAGTACATTTGTGCGGATGCCGTGGATTATTTACTTTCATACTCAAAAATTGACTATTCTGATTTTAGTGCCCTTTACAACTTCTTCATCCCATTTCTCATACAGTTCTTTCGCCATTTCACGGAGTTGCCGCTTGTCGTATGCACTGGTCTGCCAACCACCTTCCTTATGCTTCCATCCCCCGTCACTGTCTTCGGTATCATTCTTACTGCTTGGAGTGCTTGCACACCACATGTAAATATCGGCAGTGGCAAGATCAAGCTGCCTTTCGGTCAGTTCACTTACCATTGTTCCAAAAGCGATTTTCCGCTTGACAAGAACCCTTTTGAGGGCGTTGTCCGCTATTTCATAAGCAGTTGCGCCACTCAAAAAGTCCTCAATGGTCATATCTTCCGTATGAGAAAGTTCCTCATTCATTCTTGCATGAATTTAAGAATTACACAGTTACAGTAGAGATGAACATATACTGTGGCATTCTCGGCACACACATTTGGGCGGCTTCACTTTCAATATAGATTGAATGTGTTTCAGGATTGGCTCTCTGTGTCAGTTTCAAGCGTCCACCGTCATAAGAAGCAACCTTGTTTGCCTCATATCCCAAAGTCAAAGGCTCCACACCTTGAATAGTACCGATCTGACCTACTGGTATAAAGGCAATATTGGTGGCCTTGAAGTTCTCCACTTGTTCAGTGATAAGATCAGGTTGTCCGTCCGCATCCTTACCGGGCTTGTCAACAAAAGCATAGCTGTCACGTGGCACGATTTCATCCACCTTAACCAGTTTCTTGAAAATGGCTTTCAGGCGGTCTTCATCTTCATTCTGTGCATTGGCAATAACCGTACTATCATCCGTCACAGTCGGATAGAGGGAATGGCCGATACGTTTAAGAACCGTGGTATGAGTCATTAAATCATCCCATAAGTCCTGCGCCAGCTCCATCCTGATCTTGCCCAAATAATGATATTTGCGGCGAATCTCTTTCACTCTGTTCTTTACATCCATAATCGGATCAGAGGCAGAGCCTTGATTTGCCGGAATATGTTCATCCTTAGTCCACCAGCGGCTTGTGCCGGCCAATACTTGATAATGGTTTTCAGGGATATTAAAGTCAATAGTGATACCCTTCAAACCACGTGGGTTGTTATCAGTATCAATAGTGAACTTACCCGTGGAAACAATTCTCATTCGCTGGTGAGTAAGCGCATTGTAGTACGATCCGATAAGACCGTCAGCACTTTCATCAAGCAAGCCCAAGAACACATTCTGCATCTCTTCCGTCAATGCGGACATGCCTACCCGTTGCAACAGCTGCAATTGTTGTCTCACAGTCACACGGTTCAAACGGTAGAACTTCTTTTGAGTCGGGATATTACCCGTCCTTCCTTCGAGTTCTCCCAATGCAGCTTCATAACCCGGACTTTCCGGATCAACGTAAGCTGGCAGCGTTTTCACGCCGAGGCTCGTAATAAGCTGGGAGAAAGTATAATCCAACTTGGTTGCTTCAAATTCAAAACCATCAATTTGAAGTAGGTCATACTTCTCCTTGTAACGGTCAATAAATTCTTGCCAAGTGTCCCCACCAAGCCCATACTCGATAACCTTGTACAAATCAATAGGAAGTGTATTCATACAATTGTCGTATTTTAAATGTTGTTTTCAAATTCTTTTACTGCACCCATACAATTTGAGGAAGTGTAGTAATCTTTTGCAGGATAGCGACCACTTCTTCGTCAAACATGTACTGATAAATCTCTCCGGCATAGACTACTGTCCCACTGGCCTTTGTGTTGCCACTGGCTACAAGAATATCTTCTTGCAAATAACCATTAATGCCAAGAGTGGTAATATCTGATTCAGCCGCCTTGATCTGTGCATCCGTATAAGCGGTGAATGTCTTACCTGAAAGATCAAACTTCACAGCTGTACCGGCAGGAATCTTGCCAACCGCAACCCAATCGGAAATGTTGCTCACCATACCACCGCCCGGATAACGGTGACGGATTTCACGCCACACTTTACGGGCATGTCCGTATTTCACGGTGTTCACATCAAACGTGTTACCCATTGTTCCCATACATTTACTGTTTTAGAGTTAATAATTTTAATTCTTCTTCCAGCCTTCCTTCTTGCCTTTACGTTCAAAGTATCTGCTGGCTGCATTGTGTTGTGTTCCACCTGAACCGTCAGAAGTTCTTGGGGCGGTGCCATAACCCCTGCACGCCTTATATTCTGCATCATATTTTGGCAGAAATTCAGTAACCAGTTCATCCACAGTTTTCTTGGTATCGAAAGTTACCCCCTGCAAAGTCTTGCCCAATACGTAATCATCATTCGCTTGCTTGGCTTTCATTGCAGCCGTAACCTTCTTTAGCAGGTCAGCTTGAACCTTTTTGCTGTCTTCTGCATCTAAACGTGCTTCCAGTTCTTTCAGCTTCTTCTCCAGTTCATCATCGTTTTTCGGTGGTGCCGGTGGAGTTGGAGGTGTCGGGGGAGTCGGTTGGGGCTTATAGTTTTTCTTAAAGTCCTCAACTCTGGTTGCGACATCATGGTTGTACTGTCCTTGCATCCCTTTCAGAAAATTCACAGCCTTGTTCCAATAAGCCTCGTCAGGCTCCGAACCTTCGGCTACGGGATTAAGTTCTACATACTTCTGTAATGTCTGCGGTGAAAAACTGGTTTCTCCAAGTTTCTCGCTTAATGTGGATAAGATTTTTTCTTGTTCCATCGTGTTTATTTTGTGTTTATGTTGAATAAAAAAAGAGTCAGACAATGCTTTTTTGCATCAATCTGACTCTTTGGTCTTATTTTTCATTTAATAGTGGGCAGTATTGGACTCGAACCAATGAAGACGAAAGCCAATAGATTTACAGTCTATCCCGTTTGCCACTTCGGTAACTACCCGTTTTGCGGAAGCAGAAGGATTCAAACCTCCGAAGCCTTTCAGCTTGCCTCTTTAGCAAAGAGGTGGTATCGTTCACTCACCCATACTTCCAATATGCGGCCTACAAGACATCTCGGTGAAACCACCGCATTTCCCTTGTACTTCGGACGTTATTCATTTTGTGTAGCGTATCAGAGAATCGAACTCTGGTTTCCACCGTGAAAAGGTGACGACCTAACCGTTAGTCGAATACGCCATTTGTTGAGATACAAGGATTTGAACCTTGAATAGCAGAACCAAAATCTGCTGTGTTGCCATTACACCATATCTCAATATGCGCGAAGAGAAGGACTCGAACCCCCGACAATCAGGTTTGGAATCTGACGTTCTTCCAACTGAACTATCTCCGCTTCATTGCGCCCGGTGATAGAATCGAACTACCGACCTTTACATTAACAGTGTATTGCTCTACCAATTGAGCTAAGTCGGCATTTTAATGGTGGAGGTTAACGGACTCGAACCGCTGACCCTCTGCTTGTAAGGCAGATGCTCTCCCAACTGAGCTAAACCTCCATGTTTTTCATCGCAAACTCGTTTGCGCTCATTTATATTACCAAAGGATATTAGGTATGTCA